GACTAGGCAAATTCCATTTCCAATTAGTAAAGTTTTTGCAATTGATATTATTAAAAGTTGGATTGAAATAAATCTTAAACTTGCTGAGTTGGTTGAGCTTGAGCAAAGTAATGCAAAAGAAATGGAGCAATCAAATGTTGATGATTAATCCAGATATTGATGCACCTGCGGATCGCATTGTGCAAGCATTAGGTTTCTTACCCTATTGGGTGAGAGACTTCTGCGCTCAAGCAGATGATGAACACAAGCAATGTGATTTGGTTGAGTACATGACGGAGCAGTATGGCTTTGGCAAACTATATAAGTTTGGCTCAAAGTTAGTCGGCAAGAAACTCGTATCGGAATACGAAGATGATGAAGATATGGATTATCTTGCTGCATACGATACGCCAGTGGGAACAGTTTACTTTTTCCAGTACGCTATCATTGCACTGCCAGTACCAGAAGAGAATGATTATTTTATTACGAGGATGGACTAATGAATGAATTAGAAAAGCTTTTGAAAGAAAAATGCCTAGAAGAAATTGGCAACACAAAAGAAAATAAACAATGGCTTGATGATAAGCTTATTGTTGTAATGCCAATCAAACAGGAGAAAACAAATGGCACGTTGGACTAGACGAGACTTTGAATTTGTTGCGGATGAAATCGCACCATTCATGCACTGGCCTACTAATATCAAGGAGCTGTCGCAAAAACTTAAACGCATGAACCCAAGATTCGATGCGGATAAGTTTGAACGCAGAGCAATAGCAGCGTGGGAAGAACGCTATCAAGAAAGTTTGGAGGAACTAAATGACGAAATCCCATATTGATGCAATGGATCACATGTTGAATGACATATTCAGAAAAGTTTTTTGGGAACCTCTTGAGCAAAAGAAAGCTGAAGAAATGTTCTGTAAAGAATGTAATGGTGATGGTTATGTTGACCGTGAGGTTCACAGGCCAATGAATTTTGATCGTGACGTTGGAGTTATTGACGTGGATCAAATTGATTGCCCAGAGTGTTTAGGCTCTGGGCAGAACTTGAATGAAATAACATAGGAGGGTATTATAAATCTGTCAGGAGTGGGCTACCTCCCTCCCACTCTTGACATCCGACTCTTTGTTGCTCCATATATGCAGTATGCAAACATACTTAGATACAGTCAGAGATCAAGCAAAACTTAAAGGTGTAGATTTATTCCACGCATTTAAAATGGCAGGACTTCCGACTTCTACATACTACCGAACAATCAATGGAACAACAGAAATGCGATTCGATACTGCATGTTCTGTTTTAGATGCGATAGATGAGCAGCACAGAAGAGACGAAGCGACCAAGCGTACCAAACAACTACGAGACTCTGGTCAGGTTGTTGATAGACGCTCGGCACGAAAGGGGCTTAAGCCAAGAAAGCTTAGCGCGTAAGATTGGTTGCACTGAATCTTTGGTTCACAAGTGGGAGCAGTTCAAGCGTATGCCTTCTGGATTTATGTTAATGTGTTGGTTAGAAGCGTTAGAGTATGACATCGAAGCGATTAAGAGGTAAAGCAGCAAGATGCAAGTTATGTGGAGATACTACATATTGGTATGTTGCAATATTAAAAGGCAATCATGAAGCAACAATGGTTAAGCATTGGTTTGTATGTTTGCATTGTTATGAGGATGAACCTTGGCTAATAGAAATAAAACTAAGGGAACTTACCATGAAAAGTGGTTTGTCAAATGGCTCACGGAAATCGGTATCAAAGCAAAAAGGCAACCGCTCAGTGGTAGCTTGGGAGGAGAGTATTCGGGAGACATCAAGCTCGAACTCAAAGGAAAAGAATTGGTGGGAGAAGTAAAGTATAGGGATGCATCAAACTTCCCAAGCCCATTCAAAGTATTAGAAGGTCGAGACATAGCCTTCTATAAAAGACGGAGGGGAACTCCGCAAACATTAGTAATTATGTCTGGTGAAATGTTTGAACAATTAATGGAGAATCAAGATGGAATCACAGAACAAAGCGATCAAAGCTCACCTTGAAAAAGGTTATACCATCAATGCAATACAAGCATTAGAAATGTTCGGCTGCTTTAGATTGGCAGCACGTATCAAAGATCTAAAAGATAGCGGCATGGTTATTGATAAAGCCATGATAGCTAACAAAGAAGGGAAACATTATGCTTTGTATTGGGAGGTAACATAATGGCTCAGTTCAAAAGACTGTCGGGTAGTGGTGCGTCTTGGGATGCACATGTCAAACGTGCCAGTACCTCTCCAAGTTTAGCTGCGGAATATCGCACCTCAACTTGGCGCATTGATACTCACAAGATTATGGCAAACCGAATCAAGAATGGTGAAGGTGTCGGTGAGTATTGGCTTAAAGGCAAAGGTAAAAAAGAATTGTTTGAGATGACAGATATAACTGAAGATGACTTCAAAAAATATCTTGACCCTACTGCACAAACGCAGTACACAAGACCTTACAATGACGGAGATAATTAATGGAACGTAAGGGTTTTATAGGCGGTTCTGACTGTGTAAAAATTATGCAGGGTAACTGGCTAGAACTATGGCAGGTAAAAACTGGTCGTGTTGAACCAGAAGATTTGTCTGATAATATTGCTGTTCAACTTGGTATACATACTGAGCAGTTCAACTTGGATTGGTTTGCTAGTCAACATGAGTGTTCGCTTGGTGGCTTTCAATCTACCTATGAGCAAGAGATTGGTACTGTCAAAGTCAAAGGCACTGTTGATGCAATGAATGGTCACAACCCAGTAGAGGCAAAGCATACCAATGCCTACAATAATATGGATGATGTAATCAAATATTACATGCCACAACTACAACTGTACTGCTATCTATCTAACTCTGAGGGTATATGGATGTCAGTAATTTTTGGGAACAATAAATGGGAGTCAGCATTTGTCTCATATGACAAGGAGTATTTCAATTCAATGTGGACAGTGGTGTCGGACTTCTGGGGTTACGTGTTACGCGACGAAGAACCGATTGGTATTGACACACCGCACATCTCGACTAACCATATCCCGATTGACAACATGGTCGTGCGAGATGCAAGCAGAGACAACCAGTTCTGCTATGCCGCAATCACATACGTCAACTACTACGAAAAGAATAGGGTCTTTGAGAACGCAAAGAAAGACCTTAAGCAAATGGTCGGTGATAACGAACGAGAAGTATACAACGACCAGATCTCGGTTAAACGAGACAAACGTGGATCACTTAGAATAACAAGGAGAAATCAATGAAAGATCACGTCAAGTTACTAATCAAAGTGCGTAATGAAATACAACCTATCAAAAAGAAAGGCACTAACCCTCACTTCAAGAGCCATTACGCTACGCTTGAGGATGTTATCGAAGCAGTAACACCACCATTGCAAGACAATGGATTCTTCCTGAGTCACATCTGCGGCAAGGATGAGTTCGGTGCGTATGTATCTACTGAACTATTCCATGAGAGCGGGTTTACTTTGCAAACCAAAGTTCCTGTTGTCTTGAGTAAGCAGGATATGCAAGGCTTGGGCAGTGCTATTACCTACGCTAGACGCTATGGTATACTATCTATTCTCAATCTTCCTACTGAAGATGATGATGGTAATGATGCTTCCCGAAAGGTGAGCGGCTCCACAAGTAAGCCGCGAACAGGAGGGAATGTTCAAGAGATTAATTTCTAATTCTTGGGGACATCTCCTTAACGACAAATGCGGCCTGATGGGTGGCAGGTTTCCCCAAGAACCACCCACTTAATTGCAGGAACGAGGGGGGTTTGAGTTGATCCCTCCTAGTGGCGTAAAGGGGTGGTGCGTGTTCCTGTTTCCACCCCACTTAACTTTGAGAAAGGAGCCAGAAGCATGGCAGATTACGACAACACAAATACAGGCGCAGCCTTCACACCATTCCCAACACAGAGACTTATCTTGCAGGGTAAGATCAACAGTGATGGTACTGACATGAAGGTTACTTGTGTTATGGATGAAACAAAAGATGGTAAACAAGTGGTTGAAATATATCAGAAAGTTGGCGTCTTGTTTCAGAATGAAGGTATGAAAGAGGGTTCACCAGATTACACTGGGCCACTTTTTGACAACAAAAGACTTGCAGCTTGGAAGAAAATGAAGGACGATAAACCATATATGTCTTTCGCTGTGTCCGACAAGTTGGATAAGGGTCAATACTCAGAGGGTAAATCATCAGTAGGACATGATGAGATCCCATTCTAATAGCGGTCACGCTTAGTAGGTTTTCTTCTCCGTTCCCTACTAGTTGACACAACTGGCCTCCCTTCGGGGAGGTCTTTTTATCAGGAGGTACAATGAAATTATACAAATCAAAAAGCAAAGGACAGTGGGTAGGAACACAAAGAGATGCACAGAAAAACTTTCCAAGAGATTGGGAAGAAATGAATGTGCCTGTTTCAAAACATGGATTACTAGAGTTCTTGAATCACTTTGAAGTTAGTGATGTTAAGCAACCAGAAAAACCTGTTCAGCAAATAGACCCAGAACAAATAG